CGCTGATCAGGTTGAAGGCCGTGGCCGAGGTGAAGACGATGGCCCAGCGGTCGTCGATGCCGCCGGCGTTGTTCATGCCGATCAGGCCCGTGTAGCGTGGCGTGATGGTGGGCCCCGATGGCTGGTCGATCCACTGCCGCGTCCAGGCCTGCTGGCTGAAGGGCAGCAGGCTGACCTGCGCCTGCCACTCGCCGCAGTCCAGCAGCGTGCTGACGATGCTGCCGGTGGTGTAGGCGTTGGACAGCGGCGTGGTGAAGGTGATCTGCCCGGTGTGGTAGTTGACCGACTGCACCACCCGCACCTCGGGCGCGGTGCCGTTGGTGGGGTCGTCGATCAGCACCGGGAAGCCCACGCCGAAGGCCGGCAGGGTGCCGCCGCGGTCGCCTGGCCAGCTGCCGTCATAGGCGCTTGTCACGGCAAAGGACACGATCGAGATACCCCCCGGCGTGGCGCTGGTGGCGTTGACGGGCCAGCTGCGCGTCTCCAGCGCCGCCGGCGCCACGGTGACGGTGGACGCGGCCGCCGCCACCCCCGCCGTCAGCGTGGCCGGCGCGCTGATGCGGGCCAGCGGCGTGCGGGCGTACCGCGTGATGGTCACGGCGGCGCCTGCCGTCCAACCGGCCAGGCCGGCTCCGCCGAAGGTGAGTTGATTGCCGGCGATGGCCGTGACGGTGCGCCAGCTTGCCAACGGGTTGCCGAAACTGGCCCGCACCTTGTCGCCCACCACGAAGTCCGCCGGGACGTTGCCGACACTGGCGGTGACGACGTTGCCGCCCGTGGTGTTGAGCGTTGCGCTGAAGCTCACGTCGGGGTAGCCGGCCTGGCCGTTGTTGAGCGGCGTGCCCCAGGAGTTCAGCGCGCTCGCGGCGCTGAAGGTGTCGCGCAAGTTCAGACCGCTGCCCAGGCCCGTGAAGGCCACCACCGCCGGCAAAGACGCCGCCGACACCGCCAGCAGGTCCACAGCGGGGCTGACGGCGCGCTTGTACACCGCCGCGCCGGCCGCCAGGGCGCGGCTGTTCTCGTTGCTCAGCACGGCCGGGTACACCAGCCGGATGCGGCGCCGGCCGGCCACCAGGTCTGACGGGCCAGCGGGCGGGAACACGTTGCCCACCACGCCGTCCTGCAGCACCGGGCCCGCCGCGAAGCCGCCGCCGCCCACCGAGCCGGTGGTGATGGCCAGCGCGTCGATCATGCGCTCGGAACTGAGGAACTTGAGGTCGGCGGCGACGATGGGCATGGATCACACCTCGATGAAGCGCAGCACCAGGCGGTAGAAGTCGCTGGGCGCGGGGTCTGAGAACTCGACGATGGGCTCGGCCACCAGCGCTGTGCTGGCGTGGTCGAACCGCACCGTGCGGGCCGGCTCGTCGCGGATGACGAGCGCGAACTGACGGCCGGGCACCGCGGCCCAGGCGCGCAGGGCCAGCAGGTCTGAGCGAAGCACCCAGCCCGCCTCGCCGCCCAGCTCGATGGGGCGGCCGGCCAGGCGCGGGCCGCTTTCCAGCAGCAGCGCACCCGTCACGCTGTAACGGGGCGCCGCCATGGTCACCGGCAGCCAGGCGAACTCGTTGGTCCACAGCAGGTGAGGCGGCAGCACGATGGTGGTGCCGCTGAAGGTCAGGGTGTGGGCCATGTCAGCCTCTTGCGTTGCGGCGCGCGGCCTCGAGCGCCAGGACCAAGCTGTCCGCCAGGGCGTCGTCGACGCGGCCGAGCACGCGGGAGCCGAAGAAGTCCATGTCCAGCTTGACGGTGAGCTCGCGCTGGGTGGGCGATGCGGCAGCCCCGGCGGCAGAAGGTGCGGCCACGCCCACCCCCCCCGCAGGGGCCGGCGTGCTGCTGCCGGCGGGCCCGCCGAACGGCGCGCCGGGTGTGGCGGCCCCCGATGGCCTGTCGGTGCGCACCCAGATGCCCACGCCGTCCACCGGCAGCCCCGCCTGGCCGTTGAAGGACCCGCCGGTGTACTGCCCCTGCAGCGCCTGTGCCACGCTCACGCCGCCGCGCACGCGCTGGTCGGGCACGAACGTCCAGCTGCCCGCCAGGCGCGGCGCGGGCAGCTGGTAGCCGCCGGCCACGCGCACGCCGCTGGCGTCGTAGCTGTCGCCCACGCGCTGGGATGGAGCGCCGCCGCTGCCGGCCGAGCCGCCGCCACCACCGCCGCCGCCGCCCGGCGCGCCGCGGCTGGGCGTGCCGGGCGGCCGCAGGGGCCCCGGATCCAGGATGCCCGCGGCCGAGCTGTTGATCACCTCGCCCAGCTCGTTGAGCTCCACCCGCAGCTCGCCGACCCTGTCGCGCGTGCGGCCGATGGCGTCGGTGGCGCCGTCGAAACCGTCTTTCAGGGCGCGGCCGGCCTTGTCGGCCTGCAGCTCCACGCCGAGGATGCGCGCCTCCACTTCCAGGCTGCTGCTCACCACCCCGCCGTTGGCGGCGATCGCGTCGTCGGCGTACTTCTTGAACGCCGTGCGCTTCTCGGCCAGCGTCAGCGTCGCGTCGTTGCGGATCAGCTCCCAGGCGGCGCGCGAGTCGGCGGCGGTGCGGCGCAGCTCCTCGCGGCTGGTCAGCCCGAAGCGCCGCATGGCCTCGGCGATGCTGTTGACGCCGCTGCGCAGCTCGTCGAGCCGGCCCTGCGCGGCACCCAGGCCCTCGGCCAGCTCGCGCCCGCTGATGCGCCCCTGGAAGCCCAGGTCCTTGAGCTTGGCGATGACGGCCTGCACGGCGGCCTCGGTCTTGGCGGCATCGAGCGCCTTGTCCAGCTGCCCGCTCAGCAGCGCGCCGGCGCGCTCGCCCTCGACGCCGGCACGCTCCAGCGCCGCCGCCAGCGCGTCGACGTCGTTGATGGCCGCGTTGAAGGCGGCGCTGAAGCCGGTGGCCAGCTCTTCGACGCTGGTGCCTGCACGGCGCAGCGCCTCGCGGTCGACGGCCTGCAGCGCCGCCTGCAGCCGGCGCGCCCCCTGCTCGCTGCTGTCGAACGCGGCGCGCGCCTTGGTCTCGAACACGCCCAGGTCCTGGCCCTGCAGCGCGCGGGCCAGCGCGGCGGCGATCTGCTCGCCGGCCAGCACGCCACGGCGGCCCAGCTCGTCGAGCGCGGCGCCGGCGGCCTGCAGGTTGGTGAGGCTGTCCAGCCGCAGCGAGCCGGAGAGCTTGTCCAGCGCCACGGCGGCGGTCTCGCCCTTGAGCACCAGCTGGTCGAACTCGGCCACCAGGGCCTTGGCCTCCTTGGTCAGGCCGAAGGCTGCTTCGGCGCTGCGCTGCGCGGCGGCCGACTGCTCGGCCAGCGCGGCGCCGGCCTTGCGCGCGCTCTCGTCGAGGGCGCGCTGCTGCTCCTCGAGCTCGGCGCTGCGGTCGCGGTAGCCGGCCAGCCGGGCGGCGCCCTCGCCGATGGCCGTGCCTGCGGAACGGAACGCGTCGACGACCAGGTCGCCGAACACCACGGCGGCGGTGGCGGCCAGGCCCAGGCCGCCCGTCAGGCGCGCGGCCCCGCTGGCCCGCGCCAGGATGCCCGCGTTGGCCGCCGCGCTGGCGGCGGCCGCGCGGGTTTCCGCTGCGGCCAGCGCCGTGGCCGCGGCGGCGTTGGCGCCCTTGCCCGCCGTGTTGGCACCGAGGGCCACCGTGTTGGCCGCGGTGGCCGCGGTGGCCGTGGTGCGCGATGCCGTCTCGGCAGTCTGCGCCACCGCGGCGGCACGCATTGCGGCCACCTGCCGCAGCACCGTGGCGGCCAGGTCGGCGGCCTTGTAGGCCACCGCCGCCTGGCCGGCGGTGGCCAGCGCGCCGGCCACCTGCTGCAGGTTGTCGGCCAGCAGGTTGATGAGCTGGGCCGCCTTGGCGCTGGTGCCGCCCGCCTGGTCGGCCTGGCCGATGTAGCGCGTCCACTCGGTGCTGAGGTTCTGGATCGCGCGCCCCACGGTCTGGGGCAGCAGGTCGAACTCGCGCTGCAGCACCGCGCTCTGGCCCTGCAGGGCCCTGATGACGACCTCCGTCGTCAGCGCGCCCTGCTGGGCCAGGTTGCGCAGCTCGCCGGTGGTGACGCCCAGGCCGTCTGACAGCGCCTTGGCCAGCCGCGGGCTCTGCTCGAGCACGCTGTTGAACTCTTCGCCGCGCAGTACGCCGCTCTGCAGGCCCTGCACGAGCTGGGTGATGGCGGCCCGGGCCGAGTCTGCGCTGCCGCCGCTGAGCTGGATGGCCTGGTTGATGCTCTCGGTGAGCGCCAGCGCGTCGCGTTGGCCAAGCCCCAGCTGCTGGCCGGCCTGGCTGATGCGCGCGAAGAGCGTGGCGGTCTCGTCCAGCGCGCTGCTGGTGCGCTTGGAGACCTCGAACACGCCTTCGAGGCCGCTGGTGAAGGCCGCGCCGTCGCCGGTGACCAGCCGGATCCGCGCGCCCAGGTTGCTGTACTGGTCGGCCACGCGGGCCAGGTCGGCGCCCAGCGTGCCCAGCACGCCGCCGCCCAGGCCCAGGGCGGCCACGTTCTGCAGGCCGCGCAGCTGGTCGCCGAGCTGGCCGATGCCCTCGCGCACGGTGGCCTGGGCGCGCACCTGCTGGGCGGCGCTGGCCTGCGCGGCGGCGCCCTGCTGCTGGTACGCGGCCACGACAGTGCGCGCCTGCGCGGCCGTGGCCGCCATGGCCTGCTGAACCTGCCGTTGCTGCGCCGACAGCGTGCTGGTGGACACGCCCAGAGCGCCCAGCGTGCGGCGAGACTGGTCGAGCGCCGCGGTCTGCTCCTGCACCGCGGTCTTGGCGCTGCGCACCGTGTCGCGCAGCTTCTCCAGCTGCCCGACCTGCGCGCGCGTGGGCGTGCCACTGGCGGCGATCTCGCGGCCGAACCTCTGGGCCGCGGCCTGCGCCTGCTCGAGCTCGGCGCGTGCGGCCTCGGTGCGCTGCTTCAGGGCCACGAAGGCGGAGATGGCCTCCTGTTGCTGGCCCAGCTTGCGCAGCTCGGCGGCCAGCGCCTGCGCCCGGGCCGCTGCGGCCGGGTCGACGGCGTCGTCGAGCCGCTCCAGCTCGGTGGCGAGCTTGTTCACCTCGGCCTGGCCGGAGGTGTTCGCCTCGATGTCGTAGCGGATCTTCGGGCCGGTCACGGATGGGCTCGTGGTTGGGTGTTGGGGGCGCGCCGCGCTGCGGCGCGCCGGGCTCAGGTGCGAGGCACCTGGGCGATCAGGTCGACGTCAGGCCGCGCACCTCGAAGGGCATGGTCCGGCCCACGGGGGTGACCATGGCGCCGGTCAACGGCACCTCGTTCCAGTCGTCGGCCAGGAAGTCGAAGCCGGCGTCGGGCGTGAGCACCACCTCGTAGATCTCGCACTCGATGTCGGCGCCGCTTTCCTGGTTGCGGCCGTCGAACAGGATGCTCGCGCGCAGGCTGGGCTGCGTGGCCGCCGCGATGTTCCAGCCGGTGGTGGCCGCCCGGGTGTAGCCGGTCACCAGGGGCAGGCCTGCCGCGCCAGCGTTGGCCACATGCGTGGCCAGCGTGCTGGGCGTGACGATGCTCAGGAAGCCCATGCGCCCGTTGAGCAGCGTGAAGTCGGTGTTGAGCACGTAGGTCGGGCCCGTGGCCGTGACGGTCGTGCTGGCCACCGTCTGCGTCGCGCTCACCGTGTAGGTGCCGGCGCCACCGGAGCCCGTGCCCAGGGCCGTGATGGTGGTGCCGGCACTGATGGTGCCGCCCGTGATCGTCTGCCCCACGTACAGCGTGCCCGACGTCACGGCCGTGACCGTCAGCGTGGTCGCGGCGATCGAGCCGGTCACCACCGCGCCCGCGCCGGACAGCGTGGGCGTGGTGATGTTGCGGTTGGCCACGCGGATGTTCTGGCCCACAAAGCCGCGCACCTGCTCGCCCGTCACCGAGCCGCTCGCCTGGCTGAACGCCGTCTCGGTGCCCAGGAAGAGCATGCGGATGGCGTCCTTGTTGGCGTCGGACAGCGTCATGCGGAACGTGGGCTCGCCGCCGATGGTGACGGCACCGATGATCTGGCGGAAGTCGCTGCGGCCCTTGCTGGGCAGCGTCAGCCGCTCAGCGTTGGCGCGCGGCTCGAACGCGCTGGCGTAGAGCGGGCCGACCCACCCCCGCAGTGCGTTGTTCAAGGGGTCGCGCACGTTGATGTGCACGTTCCCGGAACCGATAAAACCTGGCATGGAAGATCTCCTTGTGGTGGCCTGGTCAGGCCACCGGATAGGGTTGCTGGTACTCGATCTCGAAGGCGCTGATGAAGCCGGCGCCCTCGGTGGTGATGGCCGTGAGCTGGCCCTCGATGTCGACCTCTCGCGCGGGGCCCGCCGCCAGCTCCTGCCCCACCTGGCCGCGCACGACTGCGCGCCAGGCGTCGCCGCGCATGGCCATGCGCGCCAGGAAGTGCAGCGCGTCGGCGTCGCGCCGCGACTTCTCGGTGAGCGCCGCAGCCCCCACCAGAACCCGGACGCTGCGCGTGTCGCGCTGCCCTGGCTTGCCCAGCAGCCTGTCGCCGGCCTGCAGGTGGAAGATGGCGCGGTCGCGCCGCTCGTCCACGTAGCGCAGGTTCAGCGGAAGCGCTGGGTTGTCCAGGTGCAGTACGCCCTGCTGCCGGGCCATGGTGGCCAGCTGCTGGCCGATGGCTTCGACGATGAGGTAGGCGGTGCTGTGCTGCATGGCGGTTACTCCGCGAGGCGCTTGAGGTAGGCCACCGACTGCAGGCCGTCGAGCGTGCGCTGCGGGTCGCGCGTCACGCGCCACTGCTGCGGGGCCTGGCTTTCGCCGGCTGCGTTGGTGGCGGTGGTCGTGAGCGTGTCGCCGCGGCGCACGTCGGCGGCTGCCGTGGGGTACAGCAGCCGGTGGCTGGGGGCCTGGATCTCGCCCTCGAACTGCGCCTCGTCAGCGGTGCTGACGATGGCGCTGAAGGTGGCTTGATCCTGGCCCGGCCTCTCGCGCACGCACGACAAGGCGAAGCCTGCTTCGTCGAAGAAGACGGCCATGTCGGCTTGGAGGTCGAGCATGGGCCGTGCTCAGGCCTGCGGCAGCTGCTGCTGCGGGTCGGCGGGCTGCGCGTCGGCCTTGGCCTTGGCCTTGGCTTCCGCCTTGGCCTTGGCGGCATCCACCAACGCGCCCGACGCCACGGCCGCCGCAGCGGCCTTGTCGTCCAGCTCGATGGCCTCGCCCTCGGCGTAGTCCTTCCCGTCGTGGGTGACGGGGCCCAGGTGGGTGACGGTGTACTTGCCCATGGTCAGGCCACCGCGTCACGCCACAGGAAGCCCACGTCGCTGGCGACCACCAGCTCGCGCACCGACTCGCCGGCGCGCACGCGCTGGGAGCCACGCAGGCCCGTCTTGGGCTCGGGCATGCTGCCCGCCACGCGGCTGCCCCACTCGGCCGTGAAGCCGAAGGTGATGGCGTTGCCGCGGATGCTGGCCGCCGGGTTGATGTGCAGGGCCGCGACGTGGTTGCCCCACACGCGCTGGAGGCTGGCCGTCTGGCCGGGCTTGGCCGTGTTGACCCAGCTCTCGCCGACGATGATGCGGTCCACCTCGAGCAGCTCGGCCAGCGCCTGCGTGGTGGCCGGGCGGCCGGCCGCGTTGGTGGTGCCCGAGTTGCCGTTGGCCGACGGCGCCAGGGCCGCGGTGATGCGCGGGTGCACGCGCAGCCGGGTGTACGCGCGGCGGCCCATGACCAGCACGTTCGGCCGCATCAGCAGGCCGTCGAAGGCGGTCATGATGGCGGTGTAGGGGTCGGAGTTGGTGAAGTCCGACCACTGGCTGGTGCCCGACAGCGTGGTGCGGTTGGCCGATGGGTAGGTGGCCAGCGCCGTCACCAGGTTGGCCACGCGGCGCTCACGGTCGAGCGCCACCAGTTCGGCGATGCCTTCGGTGGCGCGGCCCAGCGGGTCGTAGCCCGGGGGCGCCGAGTCGACGTCCTCGTTGGGCACGACGTCGTCGAGGCCGTAGTCGTTGACGAAGCTGGCGACCTCGGTGCCGCTGAACTGCACCTCGTTGGGCTCGCCCTTGCGGCCGACCTGCGTCTCGGGGACGGTGAAGAGCTCGTCGCGGGCGAAAGCCTGCCACTTGAACTCGCGCGCCGGCACGGGCGTGCGCGGCAGCACCTCGTCGGCCACGTAGCGTTCGTTGCGGTAGGCCAGGGCGATGGCGGTCAGCTGCTGCTGAATCGGGAAGGGGAAGTTCATGCTCATGGTGGTGAGTCCTTGGAAGTGGGTGGATCAGCCCTGGAAGGAGCCCGGGCTCAGCATCACCGCGCCCAGGTCGCCGGACACGCCGCCGACCATCGCGACGCCGATGACGCGGACGTTGGAGCCCGCGGCGGCCGTGGCGGCGACGGCCTGGCCGGTGGCGTTGGCCGTGAGCAGCGCGCCGACGGTGACGTTGCCGCCGTACTCGACGGTGGCCACGCCGGACAGCACCACGTCCACCGGCTTGCCGGCGCCGGGGGTGGCCACGTCGTCGGCCACGCCGATGTGCGAGCTGGTGGCCGCGCTGGACTGGATCACGGTGCGCTCGTCGGCACCGAACTGCACGATGCGGCTGCGCGCGATGGCGGCGCCGCTGTTGAAGGTCTTGATGAGACCCTGGTTGCGCATGGTCATGTTGGGGGCTCCTTGATCAGGTGGCTTCGGCGGCCATCACCTGGGCGACGGCCTGCGACGTGGTGAGGGTGCGGCCTTCGGCGCGCGCATCGGCGACCAGCTTGCGGGCCTGCTCGGCCACGCTGTGCGCCTTGGACGCGTCGAACGCCGGGGCGGCGGGCTTGGGCTGCGCGTCGGCCGCGGGGGCCGACGGGGCGGCCTGCGGCGCGTCGGCGTGGTGCGCGCGGGCCGCGGCGGCGAGCGACTGGCGCTCGGCGGCGAGGATGGCCTGCGCGGCCTCGGGGCCGGTGGTCTTGCCGTCGAGCGCGAGCTGCATGACCAGGGCCTGGTGGCCCTTCATGCCCTCGCCCTCGGCCAGCACGGCCTTGACGCGGGAGAGCTCGGCCGTGGCGCCTTCCTGGCGGCCCGCGGCGGTGAACTCGGTGCGGAGCGAAGCGAACAGCGCCGCGTGGTCGCGCTCCAGCGACTCACGCGTGATCTGGGGGGTGTCAGCCTGGGGCATGACGTCTCCTTCTGCGGTGGGGGTGGGTGAGTCGTCCGTGAGCGCGACACCGGCGCCGATGGACTGCTGAGATGCCGGCGCCGCGCCCGCGAACAGGGCCTTGCGGCGCTTCGCGAACCGGGCCGGCTCGGCGGCCAGCTGCTCCACCATCGCGGCGACCGTGGAAACACCGTCCACGAGACCTGCGTCGATGGCCTGCTGGCCGATGAACACACGGCCGTCGGCCATGTGCTCGAGCACGAGATCGCTGGTCGTGCCACGGTGATCGGCCACCGTGTCGACGAACAGCGAATAGAGGTAGTCGAGCTGCGCCTCGGCCTGGGCGATGACCTCGGCCGTGGGCGGCGCCCCGTTGACGCTGGTGCGCTTGTAGCGGCCACGCACCAGGTCCATGCTGTTGGCAGCGGCAGGCTCCCAGCTCAGGCGCTGCACCACGCCGATGGAGCCGACCATGTCGGTCTCGCCGTCGATGTACACGGCGTTGGCCGCGCTGCCCACCCAGTACATGGCCGAGGCCATGACGCCCTCGACCACGGTGACGGTGGGCTTGGCATCGGCCAGCGCGCGCAACGCCTTGCCGGCGGCCGGGATGCCCAGCACGTTGCCCCCCGGGCTGTCGGGCGCGAAGACCACGGCCTTGACGCGCGGGTCCGCGGCCATGCTGTCGAACTGGGCCGTCAGCATCTGGGTGCTGACGCCGCCGCTGACCTGCATGAACAGGTTCGCCTTCGGCGCCATGACGCCCGTGGCGCGCAGCACCGCGACGCCGCCGTCAAGCAGCTCGTAGCGCTGCTGCTCCGACGCCAGGGGGCGGCCGAGGCGCGCCTCGACGGCGCGGACGTCGATCTTGTCGCCGCGCAGGTGCGTGGCGTAGATGCCCTGCAGCTCGAGCAGCGTTTCGGGCAGGATGGCCCAAGGCCCGGTGACGATGTCTGAAAGGGTCATGGCAGGCTCAGAAAGACGAAGCCCGCACGAGGCGGGCTTCGGGGTTGAAGGGCCGGCGCCGCGTCATGCAAGCACCGTGTCGATGACTCTGGGCGGCGGCAGCTCGGTCTGCAGCTCCGTCGGCGCGCGCAGTTCGCTGCTGAACACCAGCCAGGGCAGCGCGGGCAGGCCGCCGGTGCCCACCAGCGTGCCTGCAGTGGCAACACCCGCCGCCGGCACCACGGCCGCGCGGCCGCGCGTGGACGACAGGACGCTGGCGACGGCGACGCCCGCCGCGACGGTGACGCTGGCCCTGCGGGTGGCCCTGCCGCCCAGCGCCGTGACCGCGGACAGCCCCGCCGCAGGTGTTGCGCCGGCCCGCGCCGTGGCCTTGCCCACCACCAGGCTGGCAGAGGCCAGGCCGGCCGCGGGCGTGAGGCCTGCGCGCCGCGTGGCCCTGCCCGCCAGCGTGGCGGCGGTGGCCGCCCCTGCGGCCGGGGTGATGCTCGAGCGACCGCCGACCGAGAACAGCGTGGCGGTGGTGGCCACGCCCGCTGCGGCGCTGATGGCGGCGCGCCGCGTGGCCCTGCCCGCCAGGGTGCTGGGCGTGGCTGCGCCGGCCGCCGGCGTGATGGCCGCCCGGCTGGTGGCCTTGCCGACGACGGCCACCGGCGTGGCCGTGCCGGCGGCGGCGGCCAGGCTGGCGCGGCGCGTGGCCTTGCCGGCCAGCGTGTTGACGGTGGCCGCGCCCGCGGCAGGCGTGACGACGCCGCGCGCCGTGGCACGGCCCACCAGCACGGCCGTGGTGCTGAGGCCGGCCGCGGTGGCCGGTGTGCTGCTGACAGAGGCCCCGCCGGTCGTGAAGTCGGCAGAGACGGTGACGTTGGACTGCGACGACCCGTCGCTCCACACCACTGCCAGACGGTAGGTGACGCCGGCCGACAAGCCGGTGGCAAGGCTTGGCCAGTCGAACGTCGTGCTGGCCGTTGGAGCAGCGGCACTGCCGAACCAGGTAGCCGAGGCGCCGCTGCCGTCTTTCCCTTGCAGGATCTGCGCCGCCGTGGGAATCGTCCAGCCAGCAGAGGGCGCGATCACCGCGTATAGGCGCGGCGAGCCGGTGTGGGCGAACAACAGCAACAGCATGGGCGGCGGGCGCGGGCTAGGTCGTCAGAGCGGGCCGAGCTGCGCGAGCGTGAGCTCAGTCTCGGTGATCTCGGCGTCGAGCGCCGCCACGCGCTGCACATCGCCCACGGCCGTGGCGTGGCCGCGCTGCTGGCCCAGGGTGGCCAGGCGGTTGGCCACGATGGTCTTGAGTTCGCTGATGGTCATGGCGCCTCCCCTTACACCAGCGGGATCAGCTCTTGGCTGATGCTGGACAGGTGCGACTGCAGCAGCAACACGTCGTAGCGGTCAGTGCCGTCGATCGCCGCGTAGGCCGCCATGCGGCCGCCCTGCGCCGCCGTGCCGGACTGAATGAAGTCGGTCGGCACGTAAGGCGAGAACACCCGGTTGCGCGCGTCGAAGCGGTAGATCTGGTTGATGGCGCTGGCCACGTAGACGTTGACGTAGGTGTAGCGGCCCTCTTGGGCAAACGGCGAGTAAGCGCCCGTGGTGCCTGCGCCGAAGCTGTTGACGTTGCCGTCGTAGGTGATGGCCCCGGTCCACGTGCCGGTGATGGTGTTCGCGATGTCGAACAGGTCCAGCGTTACCGCGCCGCCGCGGAAGAAGTAGCTGTGGCTGTGCCGCGCGTTGCGCGCCGGATCGGGCTGGATGCCCCACCCGGGCGCCCACAGGTTGCCCGCGGCGTTGGCCGCCGGGCCGGCGGCGAAGTAGGTAGTGCTCCACGCATCGGCCGCGATGGTGTTGGTGCCGTTGTTGACCGCTGCGTCGGTGTAGTTGTAGGTGTACGTCGTCGTCACGGCGCTGGTGCGCAGCACCAGCAGGTTGGGCAACTCGATCACGTACTTGGCCGAGGCGCTGGGCGTGGTGGTCCAGGCAGTGCCGAGCGTGTAGACCGGGCTCGGGCCGGCGGTGTGGCTGGCGATGATGCGGCGCTGGCCCACGGCGGCCGGCGTCAGCGTGTCCTCGACGATGCGGATCTGGAAGTTGCGGTACTCGTTGGCGGCAACCACCGCATCGCCGCCGCTCGCGCGGCCGGTGATGGTGCTGGCGCCCGAGGCCGTGGCGGTGATGGCAAAGCGCCCGCCGCCGGCCGTGTCGGTGTCGTGCGCGCCCTTGATCATGCCCTCGCCGGGCTTGTGGTCGAACGGCACGTACTGCTCGTCGAGCACCAGCATCGCGCTGTCGGTGGCGACCGTGGCCGGCAGGTTGGTGATGCTGCGGTTGGCCAGCGTGTTGGACGCGGGCTCGAAGGAGCGAAGCGCGCCCGCGGCCAGCGTGCCGGCGCCAAGCATCATCAGCCGGCCGCACAGCAGCTCGTAGCGCGCGCCGGTGGCTGGCGTGAAGCTCAGCGCCACGTCGAGGTTGATGGTGGGCGTGGTGCTGGCCGTGTTGCCGACGATCCACCGCTCTTCCGTTTTGCCGGCGGTGGTGTCGATGATGCGCAACCGGAAGCCCAGCTCGCCGCTGCCGCCGCGGTTGGCCAGCATGTTGACGCCGACGGCCGTGGGCAGCGCCGTGGTGAGCGTGACCGTGGTGGTGGTGGCGCCGGCCGCGATGGTGCCCACAGCGCCGAAGCTCGGCACGAACGCCGATGTGCTGCCCGCGCCGAAGGTGCCGGCCGTGAGCGGCGTGGTCGTGACCAGCTGCCAGGCCTTGGTGACGATGTTGTACCGGTTCAGCAGCGCGTTGCTGTGCAGGCTGTACACGAAGGGATTGCGCGTGCTGTCGTTGCGCATGTCGCACGCCATCGACATGGCGGCAGCGTGCGCGTTGGGCGACGGCGCCACCTGCGCCCACATCATGCGGTCGATGACTTTTTTCCAGGTGTTGGGCATGGCGGGCTCCGAGAGTCAGGTGATGCGCGCGCGGACGCAGTCGGCCCAGGCGCTTAGGTTGGTCTGGTTGATCAACATGCTGCCGTTGCGGCCGTCGATGTTGGTGAGGCCGGTGACGGTGGTCACGGTGCCGCTCTCCAGCACCGTGGTCGTGCGGCTGCGGTCGATGCTGCGGTCATAGCCCAGCGGGCTCATCAGCCGGGCCAGGATGCGGTTGAGCAGGCTCGTCGGAGTGCTCGTCTCCTGGATCGGCAGCGGGTTGGCGTCGCTGATGTCGCGCGCGGTCTTCGCGTCGTCTGGGCCTTCGAGCGTCACCAGGCCGACGGCCTGCGCGTGGGCCAGCTCGCCGCTGTACGTGACTTCGCGCGTGGCGGCCTTGATGCTCGATGGGGGCAGGGTTACGTTGTCAAGTGGCATGGCGGCCTCCTCAGAAGGTAACGGTCACGCGCGGGCGTGCGCTGGTGGCCAGGATGTCGATTACACCCGCACTCGAAAGCAGTGGAATGCCCGCAAGTACTCGGCGTGACATTGGCCGAAAGAATTGGTAGGGGTGGTTGTTCAGCTCGGCAACTTCCGCTGCAGACAGCGCGCGATCCCAATACGCAAAGTCGCTTCCCCAGCCGGCCCACTTCTCGTTGATGTCATTGCCGTGGTTGATCCAGACGGTGCCGTCGGTGTCTTCAAACCCGCCCACTGAACTGCCAGTGGCGCCATCGAGTGCGCCGTTTACATACGCACGAAACGGACCGTTTTCGACTGAGGTCAGGGTCAGCCTGTAAGTCACCCCTGTTTGGATTGTGTGGATGCCAGCGCCGTCGTAGAAGGCGCCGCTTCCGGCTCGGTTGCAATAGACCGCTAGCTTCCCGTCGTTTTTGACGAACAAGCTGTACGCGTCTGTCGGCCTAGACCAGAGAAAGATCGGGCAGTACGCGCTGGAGAACGACGCGATGTTGAAGAGGCCCGTCCAAGTGAAAGAACTCGACTTCAGGAGCGGGCTCGTTCCCCAGTCGATCCCGCCGCTGTTGAACGCACCGTCGAACGACACAGCCCGGCCGCGGTCCCCTATCGTCGGGCCTGACCCGCTCCTGAAAACGCCGTCCGCCATCCCCGCAAGATCTCCGATTCGGGTAGGGGACATGACAGACCCGGGCGCAAGCAAAAGTGGCCCCGCAAGCGCGATCGGCCCTCGCCGTACCACGCTCTGTGTCCGAAGAATTGCGCCGCGCGGCTGGAATTTCCACGGAACCGCTCGAATGGCTGACGGCATGACTACCCGAAGATCACGGTTCTGTACTGCCCAACCTGACCGGAAGATGCGAACGCAACTCCGCAATCGTTTTGGACGAAGATTTCCACTTTTGGCGGGAGAGCGCCACCAAAGAGAGGCGACAGCGGAAACGCGAGGGACCGGCGGGCTGTGTTGTTGGGAAGTGCTACGACTCCAACCAGCCCGGCATTAAGAGATTCTGCTGACGACGGAGCGGTGGAGAAGTTGGTTCCGTCTACGCTGCTGCGGCAAAAGATCACAGCGCGCTGGTTTCCAGTGACTGAGGCGCTTGGCTGCAAAGTCACTTCCACGAAACACTCGTGCGGAGGGTTCGAGCCAAAGTCAATCGGCCCCAGAGAGGCGAAGGCGCCGTTCGCGAGGCCGTTGGCAGTACCGCTCAGGGCGGTCGTTGTGCCGTAGCTGTTGGGCATCTCAGGCCTCCTCGTTGAGTGCCGCACTCACCAGCGACACGGGAACCGGGTCGGGCACGCGAGCGCGAGACGCCAATGCCTCGGCCTGGCTTGCCGACAGCAGCGCCGGGACCATCGCTTGCAGCGTGCCCTGCACGAGATCGGAGTCGAGCCGCAGCCGGCCCTGGTCCAGGAGCGGCTTGATGTGGCGGAACTGAGGGTCCGAGCCGATCACGTCCAGCACGGTGTTGCCGACAGACAGGCCCAGCACCTCAAGGACAGTGCCGACGCCGATCTCGGTGCGCACCAGCCGCGTCCGGCCGACACTCAGGGCGTCTGCAATGGCCGCGTCGTTCCGCACCGCGGCCAGCGCCTGCAGGTCGTTGGATTCCAAGATGGCGTCGCGGATCTCTTGCAAGGTCATCATTGCACTCGGCTCCCCAGGAGAGCGCAGACGCTCTCGAACGTCCGCAGGTCGAACAGGTGTGGCTGCTGCAGGCCGACGATCTCGGCGCCAGCCTCGCTGCAGAATCGACGGCGCGGGCTATGCCCCAGCGGCGGCAGCAGGATGCCCAGCAGGCCCAGAACGTCGTAGCCGGCGCCGTCGAACTCGCGCAGGTAGTCCAGCGGGTGCTTGGACGCCTGCAGCTCGTAGATGCGCCACTTGGCGGCTGGCATCTCGATGCTCTTGCCGCGCACGCCGCCGTCCAGGAAGGACGCCGACACGCACTCGTGCCGCTGCCCAGCCCAGGCGTGGGCTATCTCGCAGTGCGCAGAATCGCCGCCCCGCAAGAACGTGACCACGCGGGGAAAGAGCCTGCTGTCGCCGTAGCGAAAAGCGGCGCGGATCTTGGTCACGATCAGAGCTTGAAGCGGAAAGCGGCGCGGTCAGTCTTCCGTGACCAGCGTGCCGGCCGTCAGCGCCGGCGTGACGCCGTTGCCGCACACGATGCTGGGGCTGATGGTGCCTTTGTAGAGCAGCACGCCCGCACCCGACGAGGCGGTGCCGATGCCCCAGTGCGTGGCCGTGCCGCTGCCGCCGGTGCCGGCGGGGAAGGTCACGTCCGCCGCCAGCGCGACGGCGTTGCCGGTGACGACGAAGCCCGCGCCGCTGCGGGCCACGCCCATGCGGGCATAGCCGGTGTACGCGACCTCGCTGGTGCTCTGCGTGCCGGCCTCGTCGGGGTCGGCCGTGTGCAGCGACACGAACAGCTGGCCGGCCGCCGTGCTGCCGCGCAGGCCGGTGGCGTCGCCGACGGTGCCGAAGTTCGTGTTGTTGAACAGCAGCAGCAGGTAGGCGTTTTCGTGGGCGTTGCTCTTGCTCATGGGTGGGTCCTTTCAGGGTGCGCTGGCGGTCAGCGGGTGACGCCCGCGCGGATGCGCACAGCGCCGGACAAGGTGACGTCGACGTTGCCCGCGGCGTCCTCGACCTCGATGTCGTAGGCGTAGAGCGACTCGGGCGAGGTGATCTCTTCGCCGCAGGGAATGGCCGCGGTCTGCTCGTCGGTCAACCAGAACTCGATCCAGCCCTCGGCCGGCACTGTGGCGATCCGGGTGCCGAAGGTGCTCACGATCTCGGTGGACAGCGCGGTCTTGCGGATCTGACCGCGCACCTGGGCGCCGGCCAGGTTGACGGGCTGCGGGTCTGCCGTGGGCGTGGGGCGCCGGGTGAGGTACTGGCGCACCGGGCGCAGGCTGGCGCCCTGATGCAGCTCGAGGTCGCGGCTCTCGCCGAGCGTGCTGATCTTCGTGGCCATCAGGCGGCTCCGGGCGCGGGCGCGCGGGTGGGCTGCGCAGCGGGCGCCCCGGCGCGGGGGCGCAAGGTGATGCCGCGGGCAGCCAGCGCGGCCTCGTCGGCGGCACGCTGCTCCACGACGGCGCTGAAGTCCTGGCCGAAGAGCTCCCAGCTGCCGCGGGTCAGCGTGGTGAGGCCGCCGTCGACGGCGTCGAGGAACGCAGTGACCTCGTCGCGCGGGTTCAGGCTGCCCTGGCTGTCGCCGTGCCAGGCGCCGCGGCAGTAGGCCCAGCGCATGCGCGGATCGCTGAAGAACCCCGGCGCGCGGATGCGGCCGGTGGCCACGGCCTCGGCCAGCCAGGTCTCGGTGACGGGCTGGCAGAAGTCGACGGCCGTCTGCGTGCGCACGTCGAGCAGGTGCTTCCACGCGTCCAGCCAGGCGGCACGGGCGGCGGTGTAGCTGGTGGAGAACTTCTTGAGCAGCAGCTCGCTGCCGATGAAGGTGCCGGCGCCGAGCTGGTCGAGCACGGCCTGCACGAAGGGGCCGAACGCCGGGTTGGGGCGGCCCGGGTCCACGACGTTGGCCTTTTCGCCCTTGCCCAGCGCGATGACGGCGCCGGGGCCCAGCTCGACGTCGGCCGATGCGGCCTGCTGCCCAGGGCCTGGCGCGGCCCCGTCGGTGCCCTGCATGCCGAAGATCGGGGCCGCGCCGGTGCCGCTGGGCGTTTCGATGACCATGGTCAGAAACGCGCTCACGACGGCGGCCTTGACCTCGGCGTCGGTGTAGTCGCCCAGCAGCTTGAACAGGCCCATCACGGGCGCCAGGTAGCTCACGCCGCGCGGCATCTCGGGCCGCAGGCGCTTGAAGTGGTGCAGGATGCGGCGGCGGCCGCTCTCGCCGACGGGCACGATCCAGTCGCCCTCGTACGCGGGGGCGCCCTTGCCGAAGTACAGCGAGCCCGGGTGCTGGCGGTAGACGTACACCCCGTTGACGAGGCCGTCGGCGCCGCGGCGGATGCCGCCGGCCACCTGGGCGTTGTCGGTGACGTTGTTGGGGTTGCCCACGCGGTCGGCCTCGAGCACCTGCACGCGCAGGCGATAGGGCTGCGTGCTGGTGGGCGCGCCGTCGGGCAGCAGGCTGAAGCAGTCGCCGCTTTCCAGGCGCGAGCGGGTGACCAGGTCCTGCAGGCCGTAGAAGGTCTGGTCGCCGTAGTAGTCGCACGCGGTGCTGTCGGCCCACAGGGCGTGCTCGGCGCTGACCTCTTCGGCCCAGGCCTTGGCCTGCTGCACCGTCCAGCCCAGGGTCTTGAGGTGCGGCATGGGCACCCACACCAGGCCGGTGCCGATGGCCCGCGCGACGTTGGTGTTGATGGCGCTGGCGGCCAGCGGGTGGTTGCGCACCAGGGCGCGCGCCTGGCCGCGCTGGTCGGAGATGCGGCGCAGGGTGTCGGCAGCGGCGCTGCGCGGATGCGTGATCCAGCGGCTGAGGAAGCTGTCGCCGCCGGCGGTGCTGGTGTACCCGCTGTCATCCATGGCCTGCGCGCCCTGCAGGCTGGCCTGCATGAGCTCCAGCCGCGCGCGGGCGGCGTAGCGCTGCAGGGCATGCTGCGGCGCCACCTGTTCCACCAGGCGGTCGACGAGGGTGCGCCGCATCAGCGCAGCCCTGGCACGATGCGGTACAGCCGCCGGGCGCCCGGCGTGAGCGCGGCGACGTCGCGGTCGAGCTGCTCGATGGCGGCGCGGATCTCGGCCAGGTCGGCACGGGTCAGGCGGCGGCGCGTGCCGCCGTCGGCGTTCTCGTACTCCTGCGCGCCGCTGAGGATCTTGGCTTCGGCGGCCAGGTAGTTGGCCCGGCGGGCCTGCAGCTCTTGGAGGGTGGCCATGGGTGCCTGGGCGCTCAGCGGGTGGCAGCGGCAAGCAGCCGCTGGAAGGTGCGCGTGAACTCGCGCTCGGCGGTGCGGCGGGCGATGCCCTCGAAGTCGAGCCGCGGGCGGTAGCTGGGCGGCTTGCGCACGAACACCAGCACGGGGACGATGCCGCCGCCGGACTCGCGCCGGTACACGCCGGGGGCCATGGCGCCCTTCTTGACGGACACTTCGCCGCCCACGATGGAGACCCGGTCCAGCCCGCCGACGAAGTACGGCGCGTTGCGCGCGTTCTTGCGGCTGCGGGCGCTGCCGCTCTTGCGTTGGGCGGGGTCGAGGGCGGTGCGGGTGGCCGTGAGGATGCGCTGGATCTCGCCGCGCTTGAGGTTGCCCTGCGGCGTGAGCAGGTTGCCCGGCACGCTGCGGCCGAGCACGGCCCGCTGGCCCGGAGCCAGCACTCCCGCGTAGCGCAGGTTGCGCTCGAAGCGCTTTTCCTTGCGCCGGCCGCCGTCGACCTGGGGCAGCAGGTAGTCCTCGGGCAAGGTGCCGTTGTTGGAGCTGCGGTCCTTGACGGCCACGCGCGCCACCAGGTTGGTGGGCGTGGCGGTCTCGATGCGCGTGGCGTTCAGGGTGTAGGGCGTGGCGCCGCGGTCGAAGACGCGCGGCATCTCGGCCTTGATGTCGGCCTGGGCGCGCTGCACGGTGAAAGTGAGCGCCTTGGCGGTGACCAGCGGCACGGTGTCGCCGACGAGCGAGCGCATCTCCACCGCGGCGTTGCGCGCGCTGGTGGGTGACTTTCGGACGCTGTACATGCGGTGCGCGCGTGCCTCAAGAAAACGGCCCCAGGGCTTGCGCCGTGGGGCCGTGAAGAGCGTTCGCTCAGGAGGAGGTGGAACTGGGCGGTCTTTCACGACCTACCTGATCCGACCGGGATTTTGCGGCGTTGTGTCTCATGGGCGGGCGGGTTTGTTGTCTCGCCCGGATGCGACATCGCGGCGATTGACGCGGCAGTCAATCTGTGAGCGGGATGCGGTCAGTCGTGGTCCTTCAGCAGGTGCCGGCGGACGCCCAGGATGCCGTTGCCCGGCGACGGGGCCGCGGGGGTGCCGGCTTCGCCAGCCGGCCCCGGCAGCGATGGCGCGCCGGGCGCCAGGAAGCGGCTTTGCTTCTGGGCGCTGACGCGGAGGTAGTCCACCTCGACCTTGGCGGTGTTGATGATGGTCTGCCCCAGGTCGTTGATGGCGCGGGCCTTGTCGACCGGGATGTTGCCGGACTTCACGCCGTCGATGGCGGCGAAGAGGCGGTCGCGGAGATCGTCGAGGGTCTTGCTCATGGTGCGGTGTGCTCCTGGCCCTGGCGGGCCTTGGTGTTGATGGCGCGGGTAAGGCGCCCGCGAAGGTGGACGAGCTCGCGCAGCTCGCGCGGCAGCTGGTGCATGCTGTTGCGGCGGACGTTTTCGGCGCGGCTGATGCACTCCAGCCGCGCCACGGTGATGAGCGCCGGGTCGGTGGTGCGCATGCCGGGGCGGAAGACGACGATGTGGCCTGGCGCGATGGGGCCGACGTCACGCTCCCACACC